CCGTGTCGCCGGTCTGTTGCCTGGCCGCCTGAGCTCTCGGGAGGAAAATTTCGACGTGACCCCCAATGTATTTGCGACGCCAAACGGTAAGCAGATCATGGGCGAGCTTGAAAGTCGTCCGCTGCTTATTCCGGTTCAAATTGATGGTTTTGGTTGTCTCGATACCGAGATCTAAAACTAAGGCATAAACTCAGAGGGGAGGGCTACGGCCCTTCCCTTTACACTATGAGGTGACATTATGTCCAAAAATAAATCAGGTGGCGCCGTCGCTAAAGCGCCCGAAGTTGAAAAGCCCGAAGCCAGCGCTAAGCCCTCCGGGCCAGTTATTGCCGAAGGAAAATGTATTACCAGTAAACGCGGAATGCTATCCGCAGGCGATCAGGTTAAGCCTGACTATCTGGCGGGCGGCCAAGAGGCTTTTGACGCTCTCCGCAAAGCCGGCTACATCACGTCGGGCAAGTAACCTATTATGGGCCTTAGAGCTATAGCCGAAGCCGATCTTGGCGCTATCTTAGAAGATAGTGTGGCCGGCTTTGGTTTCCCTATTACTGTTACCGATCCTGCCGGCACTGCGGCAGCGCTTACGGGTTTCTCGGATGATATCGCACAGATTATCGACCCTGACACCGGGCAAGCGGTATCAGGAAGACTCGCTTCGGCTGTAATCCGTATTTCCAGTATCGTAGCTGCTTTTCCTAGTTCAGGCCTACCCGAAGGGATAGCTGATGCTAGTCTAAAACCATGGATAGTTGAGTTTAATGATATCAACGGGAACCCTTTTAAATTTAAAGTCGCCCAGTCAAATCCTGATCGTGCTTTAGGCGTAATTAGTCTTTTGTTGGAGTTGTACTCATGACCGTTCCCGCAACAAAAGCAAAAGCTAGGGCTATTGGCGTACCGTACTATTTTACAGGCAAGCCGTGTAAAAACGGCCATATTTGCAAACGAAAAACATCTAATTCTGGCTGCCACGAGTGCAAGAAAATATCAGATGCAATACGGAGGAAGACTTCAGAGTATAAGGAAATGATGCGCGACATGCAGTCCGCTCGACGCAGAAATCCAGCGGTAAAAGCTAAAGACTCGGCGGCACAAAGCGACCGACGAAAAACAGACGAGTACCGTGAGAAAGTGAGACCTTTTAATCGTGAGTATAAAAAAACTAACCGAGGAAAGTATAACGCGTATCATGCGAAGCGAAGCGCCGCACAACTACAACGTACGCCAAGCTGGATATCCCAGGAAGATAAAAAAGAAATGCTTGGCATTTATGGGCGAGCTAGGCAATTAACTAAAATGACTGGCGAGCCCCACCATGTCGACCATATAATCCCTTTACAAGGCATTTTAGTTAGCGGCTTACATATTCCGAAAAATCTACAGATTTTAACTGCATTAGAAAATATGCAAAAAAATAACAGCTTTAAGGTGGCGCCATGACTCTGACAACGCTCATAGACAAGCAGGATAATGTCGAAATCGTCCGGGACCAGATTGCGGCTATCCTCGTTACAGAAATCGCTAACCAGCAAGTACTGGCGATTGCTGCAGCGAAAGACCCAGATGATTTTAAATTACGAATTTTTACCGAGCGGTCGAACCCGTGGGAACAGTTTCTAAATGTTCAGGCGGACATAAGCCCTCTGGTTAATGTCTGGTTCGACAATTCTAATTATGACCCCAGTGCCAGCAATGTTATTGAGCGGCAAAAAACGACCGCAGTGTATAATATTGATTGCTATGGTTTTGGGCAAAGCGCGGATATACCTGCAGGCGGCCATATACCTGGCGACGAAAAAGCGTCTTTTGAAGTACAACGAGCGCTACGTCTAGTCCGCAACATATTGATGGCCGCAGAAAACACATATTTACAATTGCAAGGTTTGGTGTGGCAACGTTGGCCACAGTCTATTACGGTATTCCAGCCGCAGATAGACGGTCGACAAATGCAGCAAATAGTAGGCGCCCGACTTGCTTTTCGGGTAGGATTTAACGAGTTCAGCCCACAATTTGAGCTAGAAACACTTGAGCTTGTATCGGTTGACGTATTACGGGCAGAAGATGGCGAAATTGTCCTCGAAGCCGATTACTCTTACCCCCTGTAACGAGGTTTTAAAATGGCCACGAATCAGCAAACCGTAACACCGCTGGTGTATAAAGACCTCGGCAGTAGTGAGGCACTTGTACAGAATGTCGGAGCGAGTACCGTCAGTATCATTTATGCCGACTCATTGCCTGGACCGGCAGATAGGGGTTTTGCGTTAGACACGGGGCACGGTATTACTAAACCTGTTAATTCAGTTTCGACAAACGTATTCGCCATTTCTTTACGTGCGAATCAAGACGCCACTGTAGCGGTAGAAGTGTGAAAATTAACAATGCGCTTTTTGACTGGATTTTAAATCCCGACGCATTAGATAGCGCTCTGCCTGTGCCATTGTGTTTCATGCCTTTGGTCGATGACCTTAGCTTAGTACGTGGGGTAGGATCTGCTACTTTCACTCGCGCTACGATTAAAAATGTTACTGATCGCATTACAAAGTTAGTCTCTGAAGTCGCCATCAATGATGCCGGCTTTGAAGTTGAAGGTTATTTGGATGAGGGGGATAGTAGTAACCTAAATATTAGATCAGAAGAGTTTAATGACGGTCACTATTCAAAACAAGGAAGTAGTATATCAGCAGATTTTGCAACTGGTCCTAACGGAACTAGTAATGCTGATAAATTAATTGAAAACTCAGCACCAGCAGAACACTTTGCTGCTCCTACTATTTCATTTACTAGCGGTGTGGCCTATACATGGAGTATTTATGTAAAAGCCCAAGAGCGTTCTATATTCTGGGTTAGGTTTTCAGGAGGTCCGTTTGGTTCAGAACGAGTATTTTTTGATTTATCTACAGGTACAGTCGGCACTGAAGATGTTGGAGCAACTGGAAAAATCACAGCTCTAGCTAATGGATGGTTTAGAGTTACAGCAACAGCTACGGCCTCTTCTACAGCATCTGGCGGTACAGCTTTTGGAATAACAACTACAGATGGACTTACTTCATATTTAGGGGACGGAACTAGTGGAATGTTATATTTTGGAGCTATGGTTGAAGCCCTACCATTCGCCTCATCTTATACCAAAACCCTAGCATCACCAGTTTCCCGTACGAGAGATGATCTGAGTATTGATGCAGCTAATATTCCAGGGCCTACAGCGGATTATAGTATTAGCGCTTTGGTTGATGTATTAGGAATAATAGGTGCGAATCAAAGGCTGATGACAGTTGTTGGTGAATCCAATAGATTTATATTGGCAGCTAATGCATCGAGTAAGAGTGTAATTATTCACGGTGGCGCTTTTGAAGAGGCCGCGTCAGTTGCATCTATAGTTCCTAATACTCCGACAAAGATAACAGGAACAGTGGACTCTTCTGATATTAAACTTTATTTCAATAATATCCTTAGCAGTAGAGCATTAGGAACCACTCCTACAGGGACTAAAACATCCATTGCAATTGGTTCAAATGGTGCAGGAGGACAAAATCTAAACGGGCATATTAAAAAACTCCGTATAGATAATGTAGCATTAACAGCAGACCAGGAGGTAGCTCTATGATTGATTATGTAATTAAAATAGCTGATCTGCCCCCTTTTAAAGCTGCACTTAAAACAGCAGCAGAAGCTGGTAACCATTACGCTCGTATAAAGCCGCCGCTTACCGAGGCTGAACTAGCCCTCCCAGTGACTGGTATCATAGCCAAAATAGGCAATGCCACAGTCTCTATCTGCCGACTAACAGGTATTCAATACGATTGGTTGGTAGGATTGCCGGCAGTGGTTGAACTTGGTTCCGGCGATCCATTTATCAAAGAGATCTCAGATATTACATGGATAGGAGCAGGAAAGGGACTCTACCATGCTATACATCTGCAAGACTTCCGTGAAGTAGATGACGGTGAAGGTGGAACTATTACAATGACTCCGCCTCTCCTTCACTGTATATTGGCCTCATGAAGGCCGTTGATTTATACTGACGAACATATTACTCACTAACGCCGTAGGAGATTAACACCATGGCACTATCTAGCGCGGTACCCGCTTCCGCAATAGCCCGAGTCCTCGGCATAGAGACTATTTTTAAAGACTTGCGGGCGGGCGGCATCTTGCTTCTCCCCCAGCGGGTTGCCGTTGTAGGCCAGGGTAGCACCGCATCCACATTCTCTACGACGAAAGCACAGGTAACAAGTGCTCTTGCAGTAGGGCAGACCTATGGTTTCGGGTCACCGTTGCATTTGGCTGCGCTTCAGTTATTGCCGTCCAATGGCGATGGCGTCGGAACGATCCCGGTAACCGTCTACCCCCTAGTCGATGACGGTTCGGGCGTTGTTTCTACTGGCGATATTGCACCTACCGGAACAGTTACGAAAGCCGGATCATTTACTATTCGCGTTAATGAGATTGATTCTGCGACTTTTGTCATTTCACTGGGAGATTCGTTATCAGACATTACGGCGGCCATGGCTGCAGCAGTAGCGGCTGTACTTGATTTACCGATTACTTCGGTTGCCGCGGTAACTCCGGACCGTATCGACACTACTTCGAAATGGAAAGGTGTAAGCGCCAACGATATCTTTATGGAGGTCATCGGCCCTACGGATACAGGTATTACCTTTGCAGTTACGCAACATACCGGAGGGCTAGTTAATCCAAATATTGACGCCGCACTCGCACAAGTTGGCGATATCTGGGAGACAATGTTTTTAAATTGCCTAGAAATTGGGGATTCCGTTACTCTGGGTAAATACGACGTGTTTGGCGAGGGGCGATGGGGCGCTCTTGTCCGCAAGCCCACGGTTGTGTTTACAGGCAATCTGGCGCTTACCCCCGCCCTTGCTATCGTAGTGCCAGACGCCCGCAAAACAGACAGGACTAACTCGCAGCTAGTTTCCCCGGGTTCGATTGAATTGCCATTCGTTGTAGCATCTCGACAGCTCGCCCGTATCGTTAAAGTGGCAAACAACAACCCGCCACAGGACTACGGCAGCCAAGATGCTACAGGACTTGTGCCTGGCGCTGACGGTGATCAGTGGGATTTCTTAGAGCGTGACGTAGCCATTAAAGGCGGCAGTTCGTCCATTCAAGTCAAGGACGGTGTGGTTAATGTCTCTGATACGGTGACGTTTTTCCACCCCACGGGCGACCCTACTCCGGCGTATCGGTATGTTGTGGATATTGTCAAGCTCCAGAACATTATCTTTAACTTGGATTTGATTTTCGCTACCCCCGAATGGGACGGCGCGCCATTGATCCCTGATAACCAGCCCACCACAAACCGATCGGCCAGGAAGCCAAAGTCTGCTGTGGCGGCCGTATCGGCTATGCTGGACAGCCTCGGATTGAATGCGATTATCAGCGACCCGGAGACGGCGAAAGCCAACACGTTCGCAGAGATCGACTCGGGTAACCCTAAACGGTTGAACTTGACAACTACCGTGCAATTGAGCGGTAACACAAACATCATATCTGTTTCGCTTAATTTTGGATTTTTCTTTGGGACGCCAACTGTGGTAGCATAACGCTATAACAGAATGCATAACTAAAATAGAAGCGAAAAGACAAGGGTTGCGTAAGTTTTTTACGGGCGCCCCCTGTCGAAAGGGGCATATTGCGGAGAAATATGTATCTGACGGCAGCTGTATTACTTGCGCGAAAGATCGGGGCAATCGTAGATACTCTGATAAAAAGCCTGAAATATTAGAACACCTCCGGGGTAGTTACCAAAATAACTCCGAAAAGATTAAAGCGAGGGTTAGCGCTCGCCGAGAAGCCGAGCCCGATAAAGTTAGGGCCGAAAAGCGCAAGGAGTACGAACGAAATAAAAACCGATATATTTCTAGAGCGGCAGAATGGGCATCTGCTAATCCTGAAAAAGCTAGACACAGTGCGCGTCAGTGGCACAAAAACAATCCATTGAAGTCGTATGCCGCCGTTGTTGAACGTCGAGCAAAGCTACGGAACAGAATGCCTGCGTGGCTATCAGATGAACAAAAATTTGATATTTTGGCAGTTTATGAAAAAGCGCGTATTATGTCCAAAGAAACCGACGCAAAATACCAAGTAGACCATATTATTCCATTGCGCGGTGAACAGGTTTCAGGATTGCACGTTCCCTGGAATTTACAGATATTAACTGCGTTTGAAAATCAATCAAAAGGTAACCGGTTCACTACCGGATAAGAGGACAGGATCATGGCTGCAGTCGGAGGTTCGATTGAATCAGTAAATTTGGACGGGCGTAACTTCCCGGTTGCAGCTGATGCGGAAGCACAGCGAAAACTCGGCGGGTTTGAGAATGAGGTGCTGGCAAATGGCGACGGCGGGGCCCGGTTGATTAAAACTCGTGTGCCCCTGATGATTGATGGCCTAACCCTTGAAATCGACGATGATCGCGCGGACCATGAATTCCTACAAGCGTTATCAGATCGTAACGATTTCTTTCCTTTGGTTATTTCGTATGCTTCGGGAGCCGATTATCAGGGTAGTTGCCAGATCGTTGGGGAGACACAGGCCAGTAGCCAAAACGCGACAGCTTCTGTCACATTGTCGGGCCCCGGCATCTTGACCAAACAATAAGATTTTTGTATAGGGTTTTACGCTGCGCGGGCGCCCTATCCCTTTACCTGGCTAACGCCAAGGCGCGGCACTTATTTAAAATAGGGCTTTACCAATGACTACTCACTCAGATAAACGTATTCCAAAGCGCACAACGCCCGTAGTGGCCGTCGATATGGCCGAAGCGGAATTCGATCGGTTTGCCGAGTCTATGGATCTCGATCTCGATACGGCAGGGATGGACGCGGAAGATTTAACGGCTTTCGCCAAACAGAAAAACCGTATTATCCGTGCCATCGCCAAAGGCGCCCTTGTAGTCAATGACAACGGCGAAGCTGTTTATACCCCGCATCGCCCCGAGTCTAAGCATAAAGAGGCGATCACTTTCCACGAGCGTACTGGCGCGTCGTTAATGGCGATGGACAGTAAAAAGAAAAACCATGATGTTGCTAAAACTTACGCCGTTATGGGAGATATGTGTAAAGTACACCAAAATGTATTTGCCGGTCTTGCGGGCGAAGACATCAAAGTCTGTGAGGCGATTTTTGCGCTTTTAATGGACTAGTCCGGACACACCTAGTACGGTCCGGGGAAAGCCGGGCACTACTAGAGAAAGAGGGCAGCAATATTGGCATGGCAGTTTATACGGAAATGTTTTATCAAATCTGCCGCGACTATGCCATCTTGCCCAACCCCCGGACTTTAAAAGCACATGAGATAAAGTTTTTCTATCAAGGCTTGATTGCCGAATTGATAGAGCACACTAAACCGAAGGGGTGAAACATGGCGGGACGTTTTTCGGTAGAAGCGGTATTCAAAGCAGTAGACCGCATCACCGCGCCCGTCTCCCGTATGCAAAACCGTGTCGGGAAATTTACGCGCGGCATGGAACGTGGACTCCGGAAGGTTAATCGTGTTTTGGGTAAGCTAACCCGCGGCTTAGCGAAGGGCGCCCGTTCGGCGCTTAAATTTGGCGGCGCTACAGTTGTCGCCGGTATCACCGCCGTAACTATTGCGCTCAATAAAGTAGCTGATTCTGCCGATGCTCTGGCGAAACAATCAAGGCGACTACAGTTCCCTATTGAAGCGCTGCAAGAATGGAAATTTGTTGCAGAGCAGAGTGGCATAAGTACGGAATTGCTCGATAACTCTTTCGGGGCATTTAGCAAACGCCTTGGAGAAGCAAGAGGCGGCATGGGTCCGTTAGTCTCTGGGCTTAAAAAGATAAACCCGCAACTTCTCAAGCAAGTTACCGCTACCGATAGCATAGCCGATGCCTTTGCTATTTATATCGATGCCATCCGGAAGGCCAAGACTGCTACCGAAAAAGCTGCATTAGCGAACGCCGCGTTCAGCCGGTCAGGTTTAGCGCTTGTCAATATTGCTGATAACAGTTCTGATGCAATTAAAGCGCTCCGGAAAGAACAGCGCGAGAACGGAGTGATCACTTTAGAGCAAGCAGAAGCGGCGGAAGCTTATAATGATGCTGTCAATAGTCTAAAGCGGAGCATAGGCGGCCTTCTACAAGGTGTACTTATACCTATGCTGCCCACAATCACTAAGACAGTACGCGCCTGGCGGGAATGGACTGTCGCTAACGGTGAGCTGATCAAAACTCGTATATTTGAATTCGTTACCGGCTTAAAAGAAAAGCTGTCTGCTTTTATCGATACTGTTCGCGAATTCAATAGAGAATTTAATCTAGTAGAACGATTTAAAGAGGGTATTGAAATACTTGGCCGTTTCGCTAGTTTCTTAGAACGCAATGGATTGACTATTCTTAAAGTAACGGCGGGTATTGTGGCACTGTCTTTAGTACTCAAAACATTTGCGATCGCTCTCGGCATCGTGAATCTTGTTATGGCCGCTAATCCAATTACGCTTATAGTTCTCGGGGTGTTGGCATTGATCGCTGCGTTTACTGCTTTGATCGTCTTCATAGATGACATAAATGCCGGGTTCGATAAGATGCCAGGCATAATCCGTTTTATCCTAGCGCGCATCGGGTTGTTGATAAAAGCCATCAAATTCATTAAAGATAACTTCGGGACTATCAGCTCTGCTGCTTCTGCAGTTGGCTCCTTCCTGGGGTTCGGCGGGGACGATGACGAGAAGGCGCCAGGTGGCACTGCAGGCCCACAAGTGATCAGCCCGCAGGAACGGGTTGCGCGGAGCATTGAAGAACAACGCACCACCAGCACAGCCGAAGTAACAATCAAAGACGAGACGGGCCGCGCAGAAGTCACAGGCGGTAAGCTCGGCGCCGGGCTCTCACTACAGCCTTCGGGGGCCTTCTAATGGCTTGGCAAGATAGGATACGGGAGGCGGCATATAACTCACCCTCCGGCGCCCGTAGCGTATTTATCTTTGAAGACGTGAGGCAGGAAGTCGATAAGAAAACGGCTGCCTTTGAGTTTCCGGACGCTGACGGGACATTTGTACAGCAGAGCGGCCGATCAGGTCGACGGTTACCCCTGCGCATATTTTTCTCTGGCGACGATTATGATTTAGAGTCAGATGCTTTTCTTGAGTCACTGCTTGAAACCGGTGACGGCAAACTCGAACACCCTATTTACGGCGTGCTAACCGTCGTACCCTTCGGGACCATAACACGCCGTGATGATCTCAAGACTGCAGGCAACCAAGCTGTATTTGAGGTTACCTTCTGGGAGACTATCGGGATTATCTTCCCCCTAGCCCAGAGCGATCCCGCCAGCGGCGTACTGTCTGCTGTCGATGAGTACAACACTGCAGCCGCTGAGACCTTTGCGGAGCTTACGAGTCTAGTAACTGCAGTTGAGAAAACCAGCTTTAAGAACTCGTACTCCGCACTACTTGACGCTGCCGAAGGCGGATTACAGGCGATAGCAGATACACAAGATGATGTGCGTCAGCAATTCGATGCGATAATTGATTCCATCAATAGCAGCATTGACATACTCGTCAGTGAGCCACTTACCCTAGCTTTCCAGACTACACAAGTAATACAATCGCCTGCGCGCGCATTGACCAATATTACTGCACGCCTGTCCGCTTACAAAGATCTGGCAAACGCCATTATAATGGGAGATGACGCCGTCGCACTCCCCGGCAATGATTCGAACAATTCGAATGCTTTTCACACAAAAGATCTTTACGCTTCGACGTATGTTACCGGGTCAATAGTCTCTACCGTCAACAACCAATTCATAACTAAGACTGATGCCCTAGAAGCTGCAGAGGCTGTTCTTACGCAACTGGATGACGTTACGGCTTGGCGCGATGCGAATTTTAAATCATTAGATGAAATTGATACGGGAAGTGCATACCAGCAGCTACAAGAGGCCGTGGCGCTTACTGCAGGGTTTTTGGTTGAGATATCATTCAGCCTAAAACAGGAACGTTGTATCGTCCTAGATCGTCCGCGCACTATTATAGATTTGGTGGCGGAACTCTACGGCAGTGTAGACGACCAACTCGATTTTCTGATTAGCTCCAATGATTTAACGGGCTCGGAAATCCTCGAATTGCCGAGGGGGCGCGAAATTGTCTACTACATATAAAATACTGCCTTTCGATTCCTTTGCACTGATTGCGCGAAAAGAATACGGCGACCATCGTAAAGCCAATATTATCGCACAGGCTAACCCTGGCGTAGCGGAACCCCTTACCCCCGGCCTAACGATAGCCGTACCGGTACTGCCTAACGCCCCGCAAGACCTACCGCAGCAAACTCCTACTGCCGCCACCGCTGCCACCGAGTCTGACGACGAGGTCGCATTGCTTATCGATGGCAACCGTTTTCGTTTCTGGGAACGCATGCGCATAACCCGCGCAATAGACGCCGTCGACACTGTGGAGTTCGGCGCACCTTTTGAGGCAAGCGACCCAGGACTGCGGGAAACGTTTCGGCCTTTCTCCTACAAACCGATAACAGTTACAGTGGGGGGTGACCCGCTGTTCACCGGAACTATGGTGGGGGTGAGTCCGGCCCTTGAAAATAGCCGCAAGACTGTC